AAGTGGGGCATTTGCACGCGTCACCCTTGGGTTTAAGTAGGGCTTCCATCCGCATGGCGTCAGAACTTCTCCTTGATTTGGCAAGGACTTAATCTGACACGTTCCGTAACGCGTTACAACCTCGGTTTCCCCAACAAAACACCAGTCATGCACCTCGTTAGCGCGGAATACCTTCCGCTCGTCGTCCCATTCCCGGCGGTACTGCTCCAGCGCCGATATCCCTGTCTCGCAGCGCGAGTGAAACACCGCCGTCTTAAGCGTGATGCGAGCCGCGTTGATGCCGTCCGCCTTGCTAGCCGAGGGCACAAGGCGCGGGTTCAAGCCCAGCGACATCATGGATTCGATGCGCGTCCGGGAAGACCCCCACTCCTTGACCTTCGCATCGTGCGGCACGTAATCGAACGAGCCTTTGCGGGAGTACCCTCGCTTCTCAATCACCTCGGCGAAGTGGTCGACGCCAGCCCCCGAGGCCGTGTAGCAGTCCAGAATGATCGGCCGGCCACCGACAACCTGGAACCACCAGATTGACGTGTCGTCCCGAACGCCGATGTCCCATGCCGTATGGATCGGGTAAGCGTCGTCCGGCTCAAATTCCAGAATGCGCCCACTGTTGCGAACCGCTAGCATTTCCTTGGCGTAGAAGGCGCCGAGGATCGCCGCGTTGAACGAGCATTCGTATTCCTGCTGAAACTGGGCTGTTCCAACGTCCTCGCCATAGAGGGCGATGTACTCCTTAAGGCTCTCGGCAATCTGCGCCGGCGAAAGAGCCCCCGTTTCGTGAACGCTGCTGATTTCAGCGAACCAGCGGCCTCCGCTCTCCATGTCCGCCTTCGCCATGTCGTACATGGCCTTGGCGTGGTTGCGCCCGCGCGGCGTCGTGATGAACGCGGCCCAGCCATCGTTCTCCTCGATCATCGGCCGGATGTAGCCCCAGGCGCTGGGGTTAGCCAAAGCCCACTCAGAGAACACCACGCCGCAGATGCCGGCACCAACCAGGCTGTTGTATCGGTCAGAGCCCACAAGCTGCCACGTCGACCCGCACTTGAGCTTGATGAACATCTGCTGTTCATCCTTACTCTCGCGTAGCTCGGGAGGAAACACCTCGTCTATCCTCCGCTTGCCAGTATGCGGGTTGATCGCCGTCCAGAGCGCCTTGCGCGCCTGCTCATATTCGGGAAGGCAATGCCAGTATGAACCGATGCGCTTATGCGCCAGCTCGCATGTAGCCCCTAGGGTGATTTCGTCCTTGCCCCAACGCCGATGCGCGATCTCGATTGCGCGCTTGCCGCCGTTGACCAGGTATTCATGGAATCGGCGCTGATACCAGCGAACCCGGCGCTCAATCTCCACGCTGTTCGTAGATCGTTTTGAACGAGAATTGCACCGGGCCGCCATCGGCGCCAGTGTGGGCTACACTGCTCAGCTTCGGATGGATGTACGGCGCCGCGTCGCGCGCGCAATCATGAGCCATCTGCCGGAGCCCGGCGGCTTCCTTGGCTTTGGCGAGCAGCAGCTTGAATTGCTCTTCGGGCGAAGAGGCCCGGCCGGTGATCTCTTGGACCGTCAACCCCTCAAGCGTTGCCTCTGCGTCCATCGCCACTTGCTGGAAATGGCGCATGTTTGCCAGCATCACGTCGAGCGGGCTTGTGCCATCGGCGAGGGCGCGCGCAGCCGCTTCCTGAGTGCGAACAGTGAGGGAGCCCTTTTTGCGGCCGGAACCCTCTCGCTTACCGCCACGAGCCATTTTGATTTCGGTTGATTGTTTTCAAAGGTCTCGGCATTCCCGACAAATGCGGCCACGCACAGCATCTGCCCAATCGACATAAAGAGGGATGCAAACGAGCATGTCGATTGAGCACACGCCGATAACGACTATCAGGTCAACAACAACACCGAGCCCAGTCATCACATATCGTCCGGGTGCGGGATGCCGTACATGTAGGAGACGAAGGGGGTGGGTTTCCCCGAAAAATACGGGGGAACGGCAATCTTCCCGCCGCGCATAGAAGCGGCGGCTTCTATTACCGCTGGTTCATCCAGCTCGGGATGATGGATCCGCACCAAATCCTCGAACGTCAAAACGACACCGTTCACACCGCCTCCGCATCAATAGCACGGATCGCAGCTTCCGGGTCGGCGTCGCTGCCATCGAGGAACGCGTCACGCGCCGACTGCTCCATGGACTGGAGCGCGGCGATGAAATGCCATATGTCGCGCTTTGTGCAGCCATGGAAGGCTGAAGCGCCGCAGAACCCTGTAGGGCCACCAGTCGTGACGCACAGCACCGCAGCATTGTGCTCCTGCGAGTACGCGTCTGCGATGGCCTTGGTTTGGGCCGAGAACTCTTCCCAGGTCATATCGCTTCCTCTCTCACCCCGCAGCGCCAGCTTACCACGCGCCACTTAGGATGCTGCACCGCCCATTCAGTCATCGCACCCATGCACTCCATAGGCATGGACTGGCGGGCTTCTGTGGGTATGCGCTCTTCGTGGCAATAGGCGGGGTCGTACTTCGAGGGGCGGCCAATCGGCTGCGGATCGGCCTTGCTCTTCACCACGTCTGTCACCTTCTCAGGAGCTTACGCACCCGCTCACTCTCCGCCCTCGCCTTGTCCGCGATGTGCCCGGCAGCTTCCTTGGCCTGGGCCGCGGCGGTTCGGACATCGCCGCGCGCGATGGCACTGACGCTGGCCTTGCTGGCGCGACGGGCTTCGGAGCAGGAGCGGCAGGTTGTCATCTCCCGCCTCCCATTCCCGTCATCCCGTCGGTCTCGGCGACGCGGGGCCAGAGATAGACGCCTGTGCTCGGATCGTGCGCCTTGACCATGAAGCTGTGCAACGAACCCCAAAAGCTCGGGCACGGGGCGCTTGTGAGCCAGCGGGCTAGCTCTGGAGAGCAAACAAGCGTGATGGGCATGCGGCGCTCTTTGTTTGCAGGAAGCGCGAAGAAGGATCGACGCGGCGCCTTTGGTTCGGAGGGCGCCTGTGGAAGGGCGCCACAGCACAGCAGGTGGGCTGATCTGGCTTGCCGCCGTGTCCTGTTGGACCGCGTCGAACTCTCAGACCGGGGCTTAGTCGGCGCCGTAGCAGGCCGTCCGCATACAAGCACTTTAGCGGACCCGTTCCCCAACTCTCGCAGCGCGGGTGGTGGAGGCTCTGGCGCTGCGATCCCCTCCACAGGGCCGGTCATCTCGTTTGCCCGTGAGGGCGAAAGGTTCGAGCGGCCGGGCGTCACAGGCCGGACTGCGCCACGGTAGCGACCCGTAGCCGTTTAGCGCGCTCTAGCCGCCTCGTCAGGCGGATTGGCAAAGGTGCGAGGATTCGAACCCCGGCCGCAAGGTTTTGGAGACCTGCGTGCTACCGCTACACCACACCGATGCATTCGACGCGACCGCACCGGCGGCTTGCGAAATGGGGAGGTGAACGGTTTGGCCGTGAGCGGTGCCGGCCCAGCCCCATCTTCGCGTCGGAAATTCTACAGGCGCAACTCACGCCCATACCGAATCATACCCTGTTCGCGGTAACCGTCAAGCGCCTATCAGCATATCCGAAGGAAATTGACAGAACATCGAGGCAGTCCCGGAAAAGCCGCCCGAAATAAAGCTCGTCATGCTTCGACCCGTTGGCAAATTCCGAGGCGATATACCGGATTGTCTCGCGCCGCCCCAAGACTCGGCGCACCAGGACCGCGCCCCTCACCCCCAGATCACCATCCGCTAGGCGAAGGTCTCGCACGGCTTTACGCTGGCGATCCGTCAGTGGCTCGGCAGTCTCGCCACCCCCGTCTACCGGCTCCTTGGTCGTGTCCATGGCCTTGATGCCGCCAATCTCGGCGCGCTCCCATAGGGCTTCCCAATGCCGGCCGGCGGCATACTGGCATTCGTCAATCTGACGCCGCGCCTTCATTTGTGCCAGCACATCGGAGCGCAGGTTGCGGATGACCGCGCTGCGCTCGTGCGGCCCGTCCAGAGGACCCCGTATTTCGTCTTCCGAAGGGATCACGCCCTTGGGGTTGTCGAGCGAGCGTCGGTCGAACACCTTGACCTCGGCAGGGCGCCGCGTCGGCTTCTTCTCCGCCTTGTGGCGGGTGTAGGCTTCAAGCTGCTTTTTCGCCAATGGTGCCTCCTGGCAGGGAAACGGGGTATGCTCTAAAATCGTCTAGGAGCGTCGCTGGCAGGCATTTTGCGCTCCTAGGCTGTCCGGTAGCTAACTCGGCGAGTTTTGCCGCCAGCGCTTATGCCTAGCCATGCACGATGCCGTCGAGTTCGTAATCGACCGGCTTCCGTTCGGGCTTGGCGTAAAAGTCCAGCGACGTGGCGCTGTCCCACTTGGCATGCACCGCGTAGGCGCTTCCGTTGAGCAGCAGAACGTCGCCAATCGCCGGCTTGTACTTCCGGGGCTGCGAGCACACAGGGGCGCCCGTCTCGTCTTGGAAATGGACCACGATGCGCTTGGCGGTCATGTACGGCCTCCCATCCTGTTGACGTTGAACGCCGCCCGGCGCTCGATCTCTTGCAGGCCCTTGTCGGTGATGATGGCTTGCGCTCGCATGTGCGGGCTCCCGTCGCGGTCTATGCCGCCGGACTCAGCCCATGTCTGATCGACCAAGCCACGGCGCTGGAGCCGGTCGTAAACCATCGGTGCCGCGCTCCACGCAAAGCCGGCGGCGAACCCAGGCTGCGACATCGCGGCAGCGCGAAGCCACATGTAGTCGTTTGCCCGAAGGTCGATCATGCCCGGCCTCCCTCGCTCAGCTTGGCGAGGATGTCGCCAATGTTCGCCGCAACACGTTCGCGGGCTTCCTTCGACGGACGTTCGCGGCTGATGGGTTCGGCAGACAGCAGGCGGCGCAGCTTCGTGATCTGCATCCGGTGTTCGAGCGTCTGCGCTTCCGCCAGCCGGCGCCATTCGCCCACGCTAGGGGCGAACCGCACGTCGCCCTTGGCCTCGCCGCGCCGCCACTTGCTCGCCGCCTGGCGAACCGCCCACAGAGGCAAGCCGGCAAGGTCCTGCGCAAACCCGGCGATCTTGAGCTTGTTTGCCTCGACCGACAGGTTCGACGGGTAGACCGTGAACATCTCGCCCACAGCAAGCGTCAG